CATCTGTCAAGCTTGCTGTCAGGACATCATGAAGGAACATCTGGCGGGTCTCTTCGTAGTTTACTCTGCCTGGGGTAGTGTGTAGAGAGAGGATTTCTCTGTTAAAAGCGTCCCGTCCATAGAGTTTAAGATCCTCCTTAAGTTCATCAGAACTTCCATAGTAGAGTTTCCAGTTACTTTCACTAGTAACTCTTCTCCGCTTTTTAGTTTTATCCACACTTGGAGGCTTTCGTTTTTGCCAGAAATACTTTCTTCCGATGTACGAACGGTTGGTGGTGCTACAGGTAATACGGTAAACAAAACCATAGTAGTCCCCAATATCGTTCCCGTCAAAGACGCTGCCACGATAGATCCAGGGATTCGAATATTCTTTATCCTTTGCCACATACTCATGATGTATTCTCCAAATATTTATAGTGGGACTAGAGTAGATCCTGGGTCAGCAATAGGAGTTAGATCAAATGCAATCGTAATCCTAGGTTTATCATCCATGTGTTTAGTAGTCTCATGTGGAACATTATTTGGAAACAAAGTTAGTTTCCCTTCCACATTATGACTTTGATATCTCTCACCATTATGCAATTGATTAATGGGGTTGAGATAGATTGTAGCAGAGTCATAACATGCTACAGTAAAGTGTCCACCAAGATATGTATGTGGATGTGTTGAATGAATGTGAGGCATGATCTTTTGACCCCTCCTCATTATATTCACCCAACACCGAATGAACAATCGTTTGTCATACTTGTAGAAATCACCAAACAATGTTCTGCCATACTCTTTGTGTGCTCTCTTGATCGCTCTACGAAGTTTAAGTAACTCAGAACATTCGTCTTGATATTGAAAGACATTATAGTTCCTGTGTCTGTTTGTAGTGCTCTTCCTAGGCAGTCCAGTCTCACCAGCATCAGACTCTGGCAAAGCAAGAATCTCATCTTCTTTCCGCAGAAAGAACCTAGCAATCTCAGCAGTGTCTATAGAGTCTCCATGATATGTTTCATGGATTAGATACTTATAGTCAGGTGCATATGGAGTTTGTGGTGGATCACTCTCAAATAATATGATATTACTTTTCATTATTCCCACGGGTCAGGTATTTGTATCTTAGTGCTTGGAGATGCCACGCTTGTGCTAGGCTCTTCGGTCCTTCTTCCAACAACTGGATTTCTAATTGAGAGAGTTGGAAGGTCGGGGACTCTAGAAGGTCCCTCTTCCACTGTTGGTTGTTCATAATACTTTGCTGCGTCTTCTTCCCATTCTTTTAGAATTTCTTCTGTCTGTTTATCAACAGACTCCATCTCTAGTTCTACTTTACCATCTACCCAGCGTTCACGCAACCACTCCAAAGCACCAAGGGCAAGATGGTTGATGGGGAACTTTTGTTTGTTCGCCCACCTCTTACCCTTGGTGTACCAGTTATCTTCACCACCCCAGTGGTGCTCAAACTTATAGCTGAAATCCTGCGAAGGTGTCTTTTTTGACATCTTGTTTGATGCTCCCAATAAGGTACGATTCAACCTCAGTCTCCTGTGGTGCCACCTGCATACCCTTAGAGGATAACCAGTGCTCTGTCCAGGGCAGAGGGTTATTAGATACTGGTGTATCAAAGATTGCCTTCAGTCCAATAGACTTCAAGCGACGGTTTGCAGTCCACTCAACATACTTAGCAAGAAGCTTATCGTTTAGACCGATGATAGAACCATCCTTGAACAGATATTGTGCCCAAAGCTTTTCCTCTTCCACACACTGACGGAACATGTCATAGACATTTTGTTCTTCCTCCTTGGCAATCTCTTGCATCTCTGGATCATCACCCTTCTTCCAATAGTTTAGAATATTCTGAGTGATTGTCATGTGTTGGGATTCGTCTCGGGCGATGAGTCCGATGATTTTTGCAGATCCCTCCAGGAGTTTAAGTTCGCCAAAGGCGAAACTACATGCAAACGAGACGTAGAATCTAATTCCTTCAAGAATGTAGACATTAGAAACCGCTCTGTAGAGTTTTCTTTTAAGGTCATTGAGTTCCCACTTAGCGTTATCGACACCTTCTAAAGCATGTTCCCACTGGCGACCAGCACCCCACTCCTGTGCTGCCCTCAAAAATTCATCATAAGCAGCAGTCACAGACTGTGCTCTAGAAAGAATCTTATCATCATCTAGGATCTTGTCAAAGACATCAGAAGGATCAGCATATACATTCTTGATGATGTGGGTGTAAGAACGACTGTGGACCATCTCCATGGTCTGCCAGATGTTCATGGCACCTTCCAGTTCAGGGAGGGAACAGTAGGGCATGAATGCCATGCCAGGACCACGACCCTGAACGCTATCCAGAAGGATCTGATACTTCAGGTTAGAAGTGAAGATGTGCTTTTGTGCTGCATTTAGAGTTTGATAATCAGCACGATCCTTCTGGAGGGATACCTCTTCGGGTCTCCAGAAATATCCAAGCTGTTGCTGTGTCAGTTTATCGAACACAGGATACTTAAACTTATCATAGCGTTGGACCCCAAGAGGGGGTCCAAAGAACATCTTCTGTTTTGTGCTGTCCAACTGGGTGGTGTTGAACACCGTCATCCCTTCAACTTTACTACGCATCGGTTCACTAACTCTAAATTTTGCAGCTGTCACAATCTTCCTCCTCGGTCTCTAAAATTTGATTGAGTAAATCTTCAATAGATTCTTTCCGCTCCTCTGTTAGTTGTGGTTCGTCACTCTTGATATCATAAGTGTTCTGATAATAAGAAGTCTTCCAACCATATTTGTAGGTCTTCAGAAAATCACCTGCCATGACAGAAACTGGAACCTCATTGTCAGGATAGTTCTCTGGGTTGTACGACCAGTTGCCACTGATCGCTTGGTCAAAGAACTTTTGCATCACTGAAACAATGTTGATGTATCCAGCATTGTCTTTCATGTCCCAGAGAAGGGTGTAGTGAGACTTGAGACTATTATACTGCGGAACGATCTGCTTGAGCGGACCTTTCTTGCTTTTTTTAGTGGACAAGTATCCTCTAGGTGGTTCGATTCCATTGGTTGCATTTGACACAACGGAACTGCTTTCCGAAGGCATTTGTGCGGACAGTGTTGAGTGCCGTAGACCGTGCTCGACAATAGATTCCCTAAGACTATCCCAATCATAGAAGTATGCAGGTGCTACCAACTCATCAACATCCTTCTTGTATGTATCGATGGGCAAAATACCATCAGAATACTTTGTCCTATCAAAATCCAAACAAGCACCCTTTTCAATAGCAAGTTTATTAGATGCCTTAAGGAGGTTGTATTGGAATGCTTCGGTCAGTTTATGTACTTCGGTACATGCTGGGATAGAATCATACTTGTGACCAAGTTTAGCAAGGTAGTGTGCCAGACCGATGTATCCAATGCCCAGGGAGCGGCGTGCAAGGGTGCTACGGCGTGCTGCCTCAACAGGATACTCCTGGTAGTCAATCAGTTCCTCCAGACCGCGTACAGCAAGGTCACAGAGCTCTTCTAGTTCATCCAGGTGACGAAGTTTACCGACATTGATAGCAGACAGAATGCAAAGAGCAATCTCTCCTTCGCCATCAATGTGCTGGATAGGATCAGTAGGAAGGGTGATCTCCTGACACAGGTTAGACATGTTAACCTTGTCTTTGAAAGACGAGTGTGTATTGCAGTGGTCAATGTTCATGATATAAACACGACCAGTCTCTGCCCTCTCCTTCAGAAGGTCCAGAATAAGCTCCTGGGCACCAATTGCCTTTTGAGGCACATCTGGGTCACCCTCGTAAGCTCTGTATAGATCATCAAATCCAGGAGTACCAAAAGCATCATACAATCCTGGCACATCATGTGGCGAAAAGAGTGTGATGTGTTCGTTGTTGATGAATCTCTCATAGAAGAGCTTGGAAAGTTGAATGCTATAATCTAACTTACGAACTCGGTTATCTTCAGTTCCTTTATTATTTTTTAGGACCAGAATATCTTCTATTTCTTGGTGCCAGATCGGGAAGTGTACAGTTGCTGATCCACCTCTGATGCCATTTTGTGTGCAGCAACGGACAGTTGCTTCAAACTTTTTGAGGAAAGGGATAACGCCTGTATGCTGAACTTCTCCGCCTCTGATTTTAGCGTTGATGCCACGGATTCTGCCTGCGTTGATACCGATGCCCGCCCTTTGTGCAACATATCTGCCAATAGCCATATCAGAGCTAAAGATAGAATTGAGGGAGTCATCAACATCAACAAGCACACAGCTAGCAAATTGTCGAAGTGGAGTTCTGACTCCCGCCATGATAGGTGTGGGAATGTTGATTTTGTGTTTGGAGATTGCGTCGTAGTATCGTTTGACATAATCGAGTCTCGTTTCCTTGGGATAGTCTCGGAAAAGGGTTGCAGCAATCATGATATACATGTACTGAGGTGTCTCATAGACCTGCCCAGAACTACGATCTTGTACAAGATACTTGTCAGTAACTTGACGAAGACCAGCATATGTAAAAAGAAAGTCACGATCGTGATCAATAAAACTATCGATCCTATCCAACTCTTCCCTTGTATATTTACTCAAGATCTCGCCGTCATAGAGACCCTCCTCTGCACACTTGTAACAATGCTCAAGGATATGTGGATGACCATTGACCCATTCAGATCCAAACACCTGCTTTCTAAGTCCAAAGAGAAGCAACCTAGCAGCAACATACTGATAGTTTGGTGCGTCCAATGAGATAAGGTCACTGGCAGAACGAACTAAGATCTCTTGAATTTCTGCTGTGGTGATGCCATCATAAAACTGAATCCCAGAATTCATCTCTACCTGAGATGCGCTCACAGCACTACCAAGACCGTCACATGCCTCAGCAGTCATCTTATGGATTTTCTCAAGGTTGAGGGGTTCCACAGACCCATTACGCTTACGAACTTTTGTACCGTGACCGTTGCTCATACTTTTTTCCAATCGTTTAGTTTTAGGGTTGCTTCTAATCCACTATAGACATTAGAGTCTACTACATCTTGAACATTATGTCCAGCAAGGACCATATCATTGATGTCCTTTTGTTGTATTTTCTTTGGCCAAATGACTACCTTATCTC